GCGCCAGCGAGTTTCCACTTCGCCTGTTCGAGCCTGCCCACGCGACCGTCGATCTTCAGCGACTCCGACGCGTGTCGGACGAGTTCGTCCGCCATGGCGTCAATCTTTCCGTCGATCTTTCCGAGCGTGTGCAGGATCAGTTCTTGTGTGGTCATTGCTTGATCCCAGTGATCGACTTGATTGCCTTCGCAGGCGCAGCGTCGGGTGTCTTCTGAGCACGCTTGAAGACGGAGAACTGTACTCCGACGTCCTTGTGCTCCTTGGTGAGTGCCTGAAATGCGGCCTTCTGGTAACCGAGGAGCATCTTCGAGAGGATGTCCTTCTTCGACTTGAACGCGTCTCCGCGCTCGGCGGACGGGAGCGACTGGTAGCGGGGATCGGCGGCAAGCTCCTCGCCCTTCTCGGCGAGCGTCTTCCCACCAACCTTCACCGTCGCCATCAGCTCACCCATGCGGTCGCGATGACCGAACGGGATCGGGAAGTCCATGAACTTCCTCTGCTGGTCCGTGAACACGGGCGACACACCGTTGGCCGCCAGTTCCTTTGCGAACGCACTTCCGCGTACCTGAGAGCCGGCGAGCGGGGACACGAGGTCCCAGCCGATGCCGCTCTTTCGGACGGAGGGGCCAAACGCGGTCCACTTTCGCGGAGCCATGTCGGACCCGGCGCGCGTGCGCAGCGAGTTGGCGAACGTGGACAGGAGGTCGATGCGACCATCCGAGCCGTACTCGTTGGAGTCGCGAACCACGGGGCTGGCGTCGAGGATGCCGAAGTCGATGCGGCCGTTGAGCTGCGAGATGACGTTCGGCACGAAGCCGCCCGCCGTCTGCGTGACGAACTTCCCAAGCGGGCCGTAGTCGCCTTGTGCGACACCCGCGAGGGCGCCGAACGACTGCACGACGCCTTGGAGGTAGTTGCGGCTCTGGAACATCTGCGCCATCGAGCCGACCAGCGTGAGCCAGCCAAGCTCGTGAGACTGCACGTCGTCGTCCGACGCGCGGCCACCGCTCGCGCCTTGCGGCCCGTACAGGAAGAAGTCGGCCTGTGCGCCGATCAGCATTCCGAACGGATCGAGGCGGCCGTACGAGATCCAGCGGTCACCCACCCGGATCGAGTATTCCGTGCGGCCCGTTGCTTCCCATGCTTCCCGCGCCTTGAGGTCTGCGGGAGCGCGGCCCGTGATCCACGAGCCGTCGATGGTGGCAGCAGCCGCCGCGGTCATCAGCGAGGAGGTGGTGAACCGCCCCGCGAAGTCGGCGCCTTCCTTCGTAGCGAGCAGCGCGCGACGCCCTTCGCCGGAGCCGAACAGGAACTTCCACGCGAGGTGGTCCTTCCCGAACGCTCCCTGGAGCATCACGCCCACCGGATGGTGCGCGGCGGTGTACTTCAGGATGTTGACGGGGGTCTTGAAGAACGGGATCACGAGGCCGGTCCCGGGGTGCTCTTCGAGGAGGCCCTGGAACTTCTTGCCCCATGTGCCCAGCTCGTCCTGCCACACGTTGCGCTTGGCCGATTCGAGCGAGCGCTTGAAGACACCGTCGAGCGTCTTGTCGTCCGCCTTCTCGACGAAGTCGCGCATGAACTCACGCAGCTTGGCGCCCTTGAGGCCCTGCTCGGAACCGAGCCGGTACGACTCACGGCGCGCGTGCATAAAGAAGTTCATGCCGGTGAAGGCTTCGTCGACAGTCGTCATGGTGCGCGTCGGGAGACGCACGACCTTGCCGGTCCAGTCGACAGCAGCCTTCAGCATCGAAGAAGCCTGATCGCCGAGGAGGGCCTCGGAGGTGATAGACGCGTTGCGCGCCTGAGCCTCTGCGGAGAAGCCACCACCAGCAAGCACCGACTTTGACGACGACCAGGCTTCCTTCACGTTGCCCGCCAGCGTCTTCGGCTGTAGTAGGCGACGAGCCTGCGACAGTTCTCCGAACGCCGAGGGGGTCATTTCGAGGGTCTTCGCGAACGTGCGAGCGAAGAGGGCGCCCGTCTCGATGAACGAGCCGTACACCGCCTTCATCTCACCGGCTGCATTTCCGAACGCAGAGCGCACGCTGGCGCCCTTGCCGATCTGCCCCCACATCGCTTCCATTCCCTGGTCGACCGGGTCCCACAGCATCTTCATGGTGTTACCCGAGAAGTTGATGATGGAAGTGATCGGGCCGGAGAGGAGCGAGTTGGTGTAGTATTCGCGCACCGCACTCATGTACGGGTGCTTGTTGCGGCCGAGCGCCTGGAGGACGGCAGCTTCGTCGCCGTCGAGCATGGCGATCTCGCGAGTCACGCGAGCGAGGTTCTCCTTCGAGAGGAACTTGTCGCTCACCGCGCGGTCGAGGGTGTCGAGGTTGATGTCCGCAGCAGACACGCCGCTGCGAAACCGGCGCGAGTAGACGCCGCGAGCGGTTTCCCGCTGCACGCCCTTGAGCGCTGCCTGAAACCCCTGGATGTTCTCCATCGCCTGCACGAGCTTGCCTTGCAGCTCGGCCGGGATCTCACCCGGGTACACGGCGGCCTCTTTCGAGAGCGCGACGAACTGGCGGGCGAAGTTCTTGGAGATGTCCTCGGCTGCGTGCATCGCGGCACCGACGTTCTTGACGTAGCCGGCGAGCTTCGAGAAGTTGCGGAGGAACGTGGCCGGGTCGGTCTTGCCGACGAGCGCCTCGACCGACTTGAAGTGCTTGGCCTCGAACGTGCCAGCCACCGCGGGGTCGGAGAAACGCTTTTCGGCGACGGCCATCGAGCCGCGCAGGGCCTCGCCCCACACGGCCGTCTCTTCCGGCCCGGTCATCTCCATGATGCCGATGTTGAAGTTGTCCGTCAGCACCTTCGTGGTGGCGGCGTCCATCTCCCCGGGAGTCATGCGCGCTGCCTTGGTCGCGACTTCCGACAGACCCTTCTTGAGGTCCGCCGCTACGCGACCGACGGCGCGACGGCCCAGCTCGTCTTCCATCGCGACCTTTGCGTCGCGCGGGAGCTTGGCGGTTCGGCCTTCCGCGGCGGCTTCGAGCCGTTCGCGTACCGAGTGGTGCAGCTTCTTGTACTCGTAGGTGCCCTTGAGTGCCTCGAACTTCGCGATGCGGTCATCGCGGATCGCCTTCATCTCGGCCTTCGACGCCTTGAGCTTCGTCAGCTCGGGCGACTCAACGCCGTCTGCGGCGACCTTGACCGGGCTGACTCCGACCTTCCCCTTGATGTCCTTGATCGCACCGCGCGCGGCGCCGATGTCCTCGACGACCTGCATGATCTCCTGCGACGGCGGCGTCAGCACGAAGTCCTTGTTCAGGAAGTAGCGGAGGCGCTCGGACTTGGCGACCGCCTTCACGACGTTGCCGCCGAGGTGCAGCCCAACGCCCATACCGGCGTTCTCGATGAGGCTCTTGAAGCGCCCTTCGAGCGCGCTGTCGTCCTCGTTCGAGGCGAGCCAGTCGGTGACCGCGCCGCCAATCTTGCGATCCGAGAGGATGTTGGACAGGCGCTCGTCGTGCGGATCGAACGCGAGGGTGCCAGTGGCGGTCCCTGCGATGGCCGCCTGGGTGACCTTGCTCGCCCCAGCGATCTTCTTCGCGATCCCGAGGGCGCGTCCTGCGCCGCCGAGCACGAGCGCTCCGGCACCGAACTGTGCCACCGGCTTCGCGATGGCGCCGGCCGTGGACGTGGCCTCTCCCCAATGCGAGGTCTGGAGATTGATCTGGTCGTTGAGTGCGCTCTCCGCCCAGTTCGCGCCGGGGACGCCGACGGCGGCGCCCACTTCGGCGGGGAACTTGGCGATTTCGAGGACGCCCGTGGCGCCCCCTCGCATGGACTGCTTCACGACGTCGAGTGTGTCCCACCACTCCTTCTCGGGAGCGGCGTCCGCCGGCTTGGCGGGACCCCTGTCGAACGACTGGTTCGCAGAGGTGGGGATGGGCTCGGGCGTGGTGTCCAGCTCAGCCCCGCCCGGGGCGACCTGATCTTCTGACGCGGCAGCGAACGACGCAGCGCGGGCTGCGAGCGCGGCGTAGTCGGCGCGCTTCTGGTCGGCTGCGTTCAGCGCGGCGTAGTCGTCGGCGGTGTTGTCGTCGACGGGGACCGAGAGGTCAGGTCGCAGGGCCATGGTGGTGGGCTCCGAGGGCGCGGCCCTCGTTCCACGAGGTGCGCGTTGGTGTTACTTCGCGGCGGTCGCGGGCGCCGACGCTTTCTTGGCGGGAAGGGACGGGTGGGCGGAGTAGAAGAGCGAGACGATGTACTGCTCTTCGCTCACGTCGACGTCCGGGTTGGTGGTGCGGAACTGGTTGTACGCGGTCTGCGCCCACGGCGTGACGACCGGGAGAGCGGCGAGTGCCTCGCCAGCCTTCGCGAACGTGTCGCCGGGGTGTGCGGCATGGAAGCCGCCCATCCGGTCGAGAGCGAAGATTCCGTTCGTGTCCAGCTTGTCGTTCGCCTCGCGGATGAGCTGCGGGCTCACCGGGGGGCGCGTGGGGTGCGCGGTTGCGCCTGAGCCTTCGAGCACCGCGTCTTCGGCGTGAGTGCCGAGCCCGTGGCGCGCGGAGATGGCGTCGAGTTCGAGCATTGCCTCTTCGCGTGCGTCCTGTGCGGCTGCGGAGAACGCTTGCTCGGGCTCGGCGCCCGCTGCAAGGAGTTCGGCCGCGGTCGCGCGGAAGCCGTCGGACACCCGGACTCGCGCCTCTTCCACCGCGAAGTTCGCGGCAACGGAGAGCGGGGCACCGGACATGCCGGTGACGTCCGAGGGGTCCTTCGCGATCATGGCGCGCAGCGTAGTGTCGAACGCTCGGGTTACCGTCGCTCGGTGTACGTCGTGCTCGGGGCGCTTCGTGATGTCGTTGCGCTTCTCGGCGGCGGATGCGAGGCCCGTCAGCTCGGAGTGCTGGCGCGCTCCGATCTGATCGGTCGCGAGCATGGCGTCGATGTGGTCCTGATTCACGGACCCGAGGATCACCTCAGAGCGCACCTTCTTGTACCCTGGGGTAGTCTCGACGAGGTCGCCAGCCTTCTCGGTGATGTTCGCGAGCTTGCCGATGAACGCCGGGCTGGCCTGCATCAGCTTGTTTCCAGTCTCGGGCGTGAGCCCGCCGGGCGACAGCGACTCGGCCACAGCTTGGTTCTCGATGGCCTTGATGGCCGCCTTGTCCTGCTGGATCGCATCGCGGCGAGCGGCGCGCTCTTCGACTGCGGCGGCGCGCACTGCCTTGGACTGCACGTCCATCAGCTTGTCGCCCATCAGGGCGCCGATCGTCGTACCGCCGAGGACGGGGAGCTGGATGTTGACGAGGGAGTCGGCGATGTGAGGGTCTTCGCCAACCGCGTTCACGAGGGACTCTTGAACGTCCGCGACGAGTCGCGTCACCTTGAAGCCGTGCGACACGCCACGAGCAATCTGTGCGTCGAGCGTCGGGCCGATCTCCGCGAGGCGCCCCTGCTTGGCGGCGTCTTGGATGCTGCCAGTGACGGAGGCGCCGAAGTTCAGGTACGCCATGTCCTTGTGCTGTGCGGCCACCGCCTGAGTGCGGCGCCCCATGAGGTCCGCTCGAAGGGTACTCAGGTGGCCCGAGATGGCCCCCTGGTACTCCACCGAGTTGTTCTGCGCGAGATACTTCTTCTCGGTGTCGGCCGCAAACTTCGCGACGGTTTCGTCGTCAGCGCTCGTTACGTCGAACGAGGTGAACTCGGCCTGGGCCTCTTGGGCGCGAGCCTGGGCGTCGTAGGTGTTGTACGCCGCCACGAAGCCGGGGTGGTCGTTCTCTTCCACCTCGCCGGTCGCGAGGCGCTTCTGCCACTCGACGGGGTTGGTCGCCTTGAGGCGAGCCCAGTTGTCTTCCTTGGCGAGCTGGAGCTTCTTCTTCTCCGCAGCACGCTCCGCCAGCTTACCGCCCACGTTCTGCGTGAACTGCTGCATCTGGCGGAGGAAGTCGTTGGTGACAGACTCCTCCCCTCGCGTGTTCGGATCTCCACTGTACACTCGGACGTTCTCGACCTGCTTCGGTCCTTGCCGAACGAGGTCCAGCGTATCGGGGAGTTGGGCCATTTTTGGTTATCCCATGGCGGAGTTGAGGCCGCTCATGACTGCGGTCGCGATCTGGAGTCCGCCGAGCTTGCGCTTCGGGTTCTCGATGCGAGCCTTGTTGACGGTGCTCTCCCAGTTCGCGCGCTGTTGGATCTGCGCGTTCTGGCCAGCGAAACGGAGCGTCTGCCCGAGGTCGCCCCCGGCTTGCCCCTGCTGGCGAGCGTACTCGTTCACGACGGAGTCGAGGGCACCGCCGCCTACACCGGACGCGCCGAACTGCGCGAGTGCGGCGCCTTGGGCCTGCGACGCCATCACGGCGTTGGCGACACCAGACTTGGTAACGTCTTGGCGCGTCTCTTCAACTTTCAGTTGGTCGGCGGAGGACTGGATTGCGAACTCCCGCTGGGCGGTCTTCGCGGCGATCTTGCCCTTCTGGTTCGCTGCCTTGTTCTCGGCCATGGAGCCGGCGATGCTCATGCCCGCACCGAGGAGGCCCATGACTGCTGCGACTGCGCACATAGCTACAGCTCCTTGGAGAGGACGAGGAGATCCTCGCCGGCAAGGCCCGCGCCGGGTAGCTCCGGGCCGAGCGTAAAGCCCAGCATCAGGAGCCAGCGGTGCGCGACCTCGTTGGTGGCGGACGTGATGTTGACCAGCCTCTTGTACTTCGTGCCGACGGTGCGCTCGAAGATGGGCTGAGAGAACTTGATGAAGATGTCACGGACGGCGTAGATGCCGTCGGTAGTGAGCATCCAAGGGATGCCGGTCGTGTCCGGGTCCTCGGGATGGGGAGCCACGCCACACAGCATGACGGGCTCCCCATCGACGAGGCCAACGTACGAGCGATCCGAGGAGCGCATCGACTCCAGCATGGCGGGCAGCAGCGCACCGGGGACGGTGGCTGCAACCTCTTCGACGTCCGCCTTGCGCAGGCGGGGCGCCATGCGGAAGCAGTGGTCGGAGTCCGCATCGACGATCTCGACGCGGGGGCCAGTGGCCTGAAGGACGATGTTCACAGGGACCTCGTTCGGGGGCTCCACTCTATGTCCCAGTCGACGCCCCACAGCTCAAAGCCAGTGGTCGCCGCCTCGGTGTAGAACCCGGTGTTGAGGGTCGAGTCGATCTCGCGATGGATCGGGAACTCAACCACTTTCTTGCTGGTAACGGTCATTGTCTTGGCGTGCGTCTGATTGCCCGTGGTCGAGGGACCGACAGTCTGGTGACACACCACGGATACGGGCTCGCTGAACCGCGCACGCCAACGGCGCGCGAAGTACCGACCGGAGAGTTCCGGCGTCCCGTTCTGGTTCTTCTTCACCGGAGGCGTGAAGTCGTAGTACGATCGGTACCGCACGCCGATCATCAGGTCCTTGCCGGACATGGCCGCGGCGCCCCCGGTGAACGTGAGCGTCATCGTTTCGTCCGTGGGGTTTGCCACCACCCCGCCTGTAGCCTCGGTGCCGCACAGCGCTCCCGACCACCACACGCCCGTGCGGATGGCGAAGATGTCGGTGGATGCGGTCGCAGCCAGAGCGTTGATCGGCTGGTTGCAGGTGAACACGGCGTCGGCGCCGCTGGTCGTTCCGGTCACGGTGGTCCAGTAGTCGACGTAGAGCGTCGAGATCCGACCGTTGCTGACCGTTGTCCCCGACAGATCCGGCGGGTCGATCGGGCACTTCACCACGCACACGGAGCCGTTACCCGCGCGCGGCACCCACACCACCGTGTACACATCACCCTTGATGATGCGACACGCGAGCGACAGACAGAGGGTAGCCGACGAGGCCGCGTAGTCCCCGTTGAGGGACCAAGTGTGCCACGCGCTCTGTACCTTTTCAGCGTTGGAGCTGAACCACTGGTACACCCAGGTCTTCGGCGCCCAGTTGATCCCCGACGCGATGAGCATCTGGGTCGCACCGTCGGCGGTGAGGGAGCGCAGCGCCGAGGAGTCGAGGTAGTCATAGACGTGCTCGCTGATTGTCTCGACGACGTAGGCGTCTGCTTGGTTGTTCTTCACGAACTCGCGAACGACGTGGCGGGTGTTCAGGTCTTCCGTGAAGAAGATCCGATCCCCTGCCGCGACAGGGCGCGTGCTCGCGGTTCCCGTGAAGTTCGAGAGGCGGGTGAACTTGACGGACTTCGGCGTGAGCCCGGCGGAGTTGTCAGCCTCGATCCCGAAGATGCCCGACTCGGCGAAGAGCACGAGGAGTTCCTGAAACGGAACGGCGTACTTCAGCTTCGCCACGTCGGGGAAGTTGGCGACCACGTCGAACGCGTCATCGTCGGCGACCGACACCACGGTGGTGGGGAAGAACGACGTGTAGTCGTTGACTGCCGAGAACGACACAGACTCCCCGCTGATGAGAACAAACCTGTTCTTGTAGAACGCCATGTCGGTAATCTTGGGGGCGGTGGAGGGCAGCGAGGCGACGTAGTCGGACAGGAAGTCCGGCTTCGGTGCGGTGAGGTTGTCTCCGACGGTGCGCTCGCCCCACGTCACGGCGGCAAGAGTCCAGCTCGTGCCGTCCCAGGTGAGCGTCTGGGGCATCGTGGTGTTGTCGATCACGGTCGAGACGAGCGTGTTCGCGGCGACGGTCGGGGTGACTGCGGTGGGAAGGGTCGGCTTGACCGTCTCTTCCCAGACACCAGTGCCGAAAGCGCGGGTCACACCACCGTAGGTTCCGACAGAAGGTTGTGCGGCGGTGCCGGAGTTCCCTACGACGTACTTGACCCAGTAGGAGTCAACGGCCGTTTCTTGGTCGCCGTCAACTTCCACGGTCATGCCGTGGGCAGCACTCGGCGGGAGCGTCGAGAAGCTCTGCACCTTGCCGCCGTTCACGAGCGCGACAAGGGCTTGATCGCCCCACCCGTCAGAGGTGGACATCGTGAAGAGGCTGGCGTTGGTTTGAGCGTCAGAGGTGTAGCTGACGAGGATGATCGAGCCGAACGATTCAGCCTCATACACGGTCTGGGCGACGATCGCCGCAGCGAGGCCGGTAGCGATCTTCGCGGTGGTGCAGTCGGCGCCCGCGCTGCTGGACGTGTACGTCGCGGGGGCCGGAGATCCGCCAGTGATGCACATGCTGGCGGTGTAGACCGTCGAAGGGATGGCCGCCTTCACCCAGATCAGACCCCAGATCGCGCGCACCGGGGACGTGTAGGTGCCGGAGGTGGTGTTGATCTTGAACTTAGGCTGTACCGCCGTGTTGCAGATGTACGTCACGTCGCCGATGGTGAGGAAGCGAAGGTAGGTCGCGGCGGGGGACGCCGTGGTGTACGCGTTGCCGGTGACCACGACGCTCGTCCCGGCGATGAGGTCGGTGACGCCCATCGTGGTCGAGTTGGTTGCCACGCGAACGAGGTACCGCTGCGTGGGTGAGCGGTCGATCCAGTGCCACGCGTCGCTCGTCGACGGGCTCACGGAGATTTTCGCCATGATCTGCATACCGGGGCGACGTACGACACCCTTCGACACCGAGGAGAGGCAGTTGATCTGCTCCTCGCCTTGGGACTCCAGGCGCATCGTAAAGGGCTGGCGGCTGACTCCGTTCAGAAGTCCGGTGATGCTCTTGGAGAAGAGGGCCACGTTGTGGACTCCTAGTAGGGGTTGCGATCTTCGATGGCCGAGACGAGCCCGTTCGGGCGCTCGCCACCACCGGAGCCGGTGAAGATCGAGCACGGGGCGGCTTCGAGGTTGGCCTGTTGGCAGCGCGCGTGCGCCATCTGCTCGTCCTGCTGGGTGAAGCCGAGGTAGTCGGTCGCGCCCACGGCGCGCTGGATGAAGCGGCGGCACGCGGCGGTGAAGATGTACTTGCGGTAGACGTAGGGGATGTGCTCCCACGACATCCAGTACGACACCTCGACGGTGACGTCGCCCTTGCCAGCGAACGCGTCGTCGTCACCCGTGATGGTGTCGATGAGGCGGTACGCGGTGTCATCGGCGCCGAGCCACACGAGGTTCAGGTCCTCGGGCTGGTCGATCACGCGGACGTGGGCGATGAGCGAGACGTTGGTCCCGGGCTGCACGAACACGTCGGCGTCGTAGGCGAGTGAGGTGTCGACGGGGTTCACGGGGATGACGTAGCAGCCGGAGGCGACCGCGATCTCCCATCGGAACGACGTGAAGAGGGTGAACTGCGTGAGCACGTCAGCGTACACTTCGCAGAGCGCGTCCCACGCGAGGTGGACGTCGGCGTCGTCGGGGAGTGCGGCGAGGGCGCCGACGGCGGCGGCGGTGAACGTGAGGTCGGAGGTGTCCCGGCCGATCACCGAGAGCATCTTCTTGACGGTGATCTCGCGGGACGCAAAGGCGTCGCCGAGCTTCCCAACGGGGGCGGCCATGGGGTACCTCGATGTAAGGTGATACGACCTCATGGTGAGGTAGTAGGGAAAAAGAGGGGGCCACCGACTATGGTGTCAGTGGCCCCCTGGGATGAAAGCTGAGTCCTACGAGGTGCTCAGCGAGATCGCGCACTCGGGGCGCAGCGCGCCGTGACCGCACGCGTACTTCGCCACGATCAGCGTGCCCTGGCGACGGATGTCATATGCCATTTCCGTCTTCAGGTCGATGAGCTTGACGGTCGCGACGGCGTACGGAGCCGTGATGAGGGCGGCCTTCGTGCTCCAGTTGCCTTCGTAGGCGTCGTTCACGCTGGCCGAGCCAGTCTCGTTGGTGATCGGGAGGTTGTTCGTCTTCACCAGTTCGATGCCGGCGACCTGCGGGATGACGGCATCCGCGTACGAACCCTGTCCGCCCCAGTCCTTGTTCAGGAGGTCCTTGTTGGCCGCGAGCAGGAAATACTGCGCGGGGCGAAGGAAGCAGCTCTTGACCATGGAAGCCGGAACGTCCGACTCGTCGAAGGTCTGCGCCGCGTTGAAGATGCCGGCCGCGAGAACCGTGGCGTCGACCTTCATCGAGGCGTGCAGGATGTCCGTGCCGTTCGGGCTCAGGGACGCGAAAATCTGGTTCGACGCCGTGTCGGCGGCCAGCATTCCGCAGCGGAGGACGTTCTTGTCCATCTCGGTCGCGAGGGCGATGCCGCACTCCTTCGTGTACTGAGCGCGCACGTCGTAGTGATTCATGGCCTCGTCGATGTCCGCGAGGAACACGTCCGAGATGACCAGACCGTCGAGGGAGATCACGACCTCGTCGTGCTTGATCGCCTGACCGACGATCTCGGCGCCGGGCGTGTGGGTCTGGGCTGCGTTCTTCCAGATCGCGGGGAACTGGGCGCTCTTGCCGTGCGGGATGGTGCGGATCAGGTGGCGGTTCACCGCGACCTGGGCCGTCTCGAACGCCGCGAGCACTTCGCCCGCGTACAGCTTGAGGAAGAGGGCGGTCGCCGAGCCAGCGGCTTCGATCTGACCGAGACGAGAAACAGTAGCGTTGCTCATGGGGGACTCCCCGGGGAGGCGGACTGCGTCCGTACTCTACCCGGTGTTGGTGGGTGGGAAGGGGATCAGAACAGGTTGGAGAGTTGAACCTTGCGCTCGACCTTGGCGCGGAACGCCGGGTCCTTTGCGTACAGAGGGTTCTGCATGTCGGCGATCATCTGTGCGCGGGACTCGTAGCCGGGCACTGCTGCGGCTCCGCCCTGGCCGTCAGCCAGATTCGGTTCCGAACCAGTGCGAGCCTGATGCCGGGCGATGAGGCCCTGCACCGCGAGCTGCGCTTGCGCGACGTCGCCACTGTTGACCGCTGCGTTGTAGGCTCCAAGCTCGGCTTCAGTGAAGTTGCCAGCTCCGGCCCACGCGCTCGCGGCTTGCCACGCTTCCTCGCCGCCTGAGGCGGAGAGAACCGTGCTCTTGAACTGATTGAGGAGCGCCGACTGGCCGGCGAGGTAGCCGTCGACCAGTTCGCGAGGGAGGCCCGCGGCCTCGAACGCAGTGTAGTGTTCCTCTGCCAGGGTTCCGTTCTCGGCGAAGTGTTCCGTGACAGCGTCGTAATCCAGGCCAGCATCCTGGGTGAACTGCGCTGCCATGTCTCCGTGAGATTCGGGGGCCTCTCCGTCGTCGCTCGCGGCACCATCTTCGCCGTCAGCAGGAGCGCCTGCTGCGCTCTTCAGCTCCGCGTAGGACGCGGTGAACTGCTCGATGGTTGCGAACTCTTCGGGAAGCCAGTCGGGTCGTGCGCCTGCATCGGATGCGGGCGCTGCCGGGGCCTCGGGGCCTGTGACCGGCGCGGTGAACCCGACGCTTTGGACGGTGCCAACATCGGTCGGCGTTGCGATCGGTTCCGACACGGACTCTACTCCTTCTTCGGAAGTTCGAGGCCGGCCTGGAGCGCCTGCTTCTCGGTCATGCCACGCACACGGCGCAGCGGATCGAGGCCCTTGGCTTCCATCTGCGGCGGGAGGAGTTCGTCCTCCACTCGGACGTACGGCTCGGGGAGCCGCTTGCCACCGATGGGGCGGATGGGCGTCACGTTCGGGGTCATGGGTTGACGCGACTTCTTCGGCGCGTCGATCTTGTTGTCAGCCACTTTTGGTGACTCCTATTGGGGTTGCTGGTTCTGCTGCTGCATTTGAGCCATCATCTGTTGGGCCTGTGACGCACCTTCCGGTGTAGCCACCTGATCCGCGAGATTCTTGGCTCCCTGTTCAGCGCCCTTCCCGAGCGCTTGAACTGCCGTGCCCACAACCTGCTGCTGCATCGCAGCCTGCTGCTGGGCCTGTTGCTCTTGCGCGACTTGGTCGTCGCTCTTCACCACGCTCTCCTCGACGCCGCGTGCGACGGCCATGCGTCGGAGCATGTCCCTCGTGTCGACGAGTTGGAGGATGGTGGGGTCGATCTGCGCCAGGATACCGATGTCCTCCGCGAGCCCGCGGAGTTTCCCGATGTCCTGCTGCCGACCGATTGCTTCGAGGCCCGTGACGATCATGGGCTTGAGGTCTTGCTCCTTGACGACAGGGAGCACACCCGTGCGCTGGAGGCGGTGTGTGAACCGCTTGACGAGCGGGAGCTGGAACTCCTGGGTGAGGATGCTGTAGACGCCGCCGAGCGAGTCGTCGAGTTCGCCCGCCATGTAGCGGATCTCCTCGGCGGTCACTCGTTCGCCCTTGCGCTGCACCGCGGTGTTCATCAGGAACACGAACTTGAGTTGTTCCTCGATCTTCTGCGCGGTCGTCGCGGCGACGTTGAGGTCGGCGCCCTTGTTGATCTGGAGCGGCCACACGTCACCCTCGGCCCCGGCGAAGAACTCTCCGTTCTTCAGGGACACGAGCGTGCGCGGGTTGGTGAGTGCGCCGGGCTTCACACCGAAGAGCAGCTTGGCGCTCGCGGCGGAACCCTCGACGATGGACTGGGTGAGCGATTCGAGGGACTTGAGGTCCCCGATGTTCTCTTCGACGAGGCCGCGACCGTAGTCTTCGCCCTCGATCTTTCTGAAGCGGAGGCACATCCACGGCAGCTTGTCCGCGGGGTACGAGCCCTGCGAGCCGGGCACGACTGTGTTGGCCACTTCCTGATAGATGCGGTAGGTCCCGCCTTCGTCGAGTTCGATGTGCGTGAAGAGGAAGACGGGCTTCTCGTCCTTCGCGTCGACCTTGGCCTCGATGATTTCCTTGACGCGCTTCTCGGCGGACTTGCGGTCGACGCCTTCGCGCACCACGATTTCGAGAACCGTGCCGCGGCGGTCGCGGCGCACGACGTACGAGCCGAGGTCAAAGCCCTTGAGCGCACCCTTGATCGGCGTGAAGAGCAGGTAGTTGCCCGTCACCACGAGGTGGCGGAGCATCTCGAAGACGTCGACGCGGGCGCCGGCACCTTCGATCTCTTCCATCACGCGACGCTCCATCTTGGCGAGCGCAGAGTCGACCTCATGCTCCGTGGCCGGGTCCTGCTTCACCTTCTCGCGGATTGCGTCGGAGAGGATGAAGCGGAAGAACGGCGTACTCGGAGGGAGTAGGGCGAGCAGTAGCTTCGACGCGAGGTTGTTCACCCCGCGTGAGCCGATGTTCTGCCACGGCGTGATCGTCACGATCTTGGTCTGCGCCATCGGCTGCTCGCGCTCGGCCACGGGCGGGAACACGCTAGGGAGCGTGTACCGGGCGGCAGCCTCGGCGGCTGACACGAACGGGGAGCGGCGCGCTTCGAGGTGCTTGTAGCGGGCGGCGGCCTTGGGACCGCTCTCGCAGCAGCACGGGGCCTTGCCGCAGAGATTGCAACAGTCCATAGGTTAGACCTGCTTTCGGATCGAGAGGGGGTTGCGGTCGATGCCTCCGATGTCAAACGAGTTCTTGACACCGAGCTGAGACACGACGTTGCCGCGCCCTTGGGGCAGCTTCGTCTTGAGGGCGGGGTTGCCCCACTTCGACTTGTTCTGCGTCTTCGGGGTTTCGGGGGTCGGGGTGGGGATGTTCGGGGGTTCGATGGTTCCGGGGGGTCCGGGGTCCGGGTTGGTCTGTGACAGACCGAGCACGGGGGGCACCGTCTCTCCGGGGCCGTACACCGCCCCGTATCGCCAGCCGTTGCTCCAGATTTTCCCGCCGTCGGAGAACGTCTGCTGCGGGTTGTCCCGGTACTGGATGTACGCAGCCTCTTGGAGCTGCATCCAGTTGTTCGTGGCCTGGGTGGCGTTGAACCTGTCGATCTCCGCCTGCGTGTACGCAGACCCATCCATCTTGGCGCCCATCACCGGGATGACCGGCTTGAACACAGGGTAGATGTCCGAGCGCTCCTTCGTGTACTGGTTCGAGTATTCCCACTTCAGGATCACGGAGGGCGGCGGGGTGGCGCCACCAGTCTGTGTGACTGTGTAGGCACTGGTTCCGGTGGGGGTGGGGGCGGGCGCCGCGGTGGTACCGCTCGTGGTGGGGACGGGATCGGGCACGGTGGGGACGGTGTTGACGGGTACAGCGTTTGGACCGCCGAACGGGTCGAACGGGTTGGTGCCGCCAGCGAACGGGTCGACGGTCGGCGGGGCGACGTAGCCCGGCGCCGTGGAGTCGGTGCTCTGCGGAGCCACCGTCCCGAGGTACGACTCGCCGGTGGTGGGGTCGAACACGGTGTCGGCGGGACTGACGTAGCCGGGCGCAGTCACCATGTCGATGTACGCCTGCGTGCCCATGCCGGCGTCGAACGCCGCATCGGCCGTCGCTTGGTCCCAGGGGTCAGTCGGGGAGACGGGCGGTGCGGGCATGAGCTAGCTCCTCTGGCCCCCACCCGGTTGGATGGAGAGGCCGCCGCCAGCCGGGGGCGGTGCGTTGGTGGGGCGGGCGCCGGCCTTGCGGCGGTTTACCGCCTGCTTGCGAGACGCAAGGATGAGCTTCGTGGGCTCGGGCGCGGGGGCCACGGGCGGGGGAGCGGGGAGCGGAGCTTGCTGCTTGACGCCGCTGGAAAGGCACATGGGCTAGACCTCGTCGGGCACGGCGCAAAGGCCGGTCAGGTGGTTGATGACGTCCTGCTGACCGCGAGCGCGCCAGTAGGCTGCGACCACGGCAGCGTCGGGCGCCGCGTCTTGTAGGGTCGGGAGAGTGGGGGGAAAGGCTCGCGCCAGAACGGCGCCGGCCACTGCTAGAGCGGGGAGTTCTTCGGTCATGGCGGTTGTTCCTTGGGGGAGCCCCTCGGGGCGAAAAGGGGACCCGAGGAGAAGCCGGCCGGGAGGGGCGGCGGGCTTCTCTACTCGGGCCTGGAGCGCGGGGCGTGCGACCGGGGCTCACGGGCCTTCAGCCACGCGGCGTTCCGGCGGCGCCTTCGCCGCGCATCCCATCTCTGAGAGAGGGGGGGTCAATCTGAAGGACGCCCCCCCGGGGGGGATGGCCTAGAAGCGCCAGTGCGGGCGCGTGGCCCCCGCGGGGACGGGCTCGATGGATCGGGAGTTGATCTCGGGGAAGCCCTGATCGTGCTCCGAAGCGATGAGCAGGTTGCACGCAGCATGGGCCAGATGGGTCAGCCCCGTCTCGGGATCGTGAGACTCCCCGCTCAGGTCGGCCATGATGTGGCGGAGCGCGGCGTCGCGGTACCGCTTGCTCCCCTCGGGGACGTGCTTCCAGTTGTCCGGGCTCGGGTACTTCGTCGAGCCGTACTCCTGCACTCGGGCGACGTCGGCGAGCGCCCGGCTCACCATGCCGAGCCGGGTCATCTGGACCTTGCCGGCGTCCTGCTTCTTGCCGACGCCGTCTTCGGGGGGCTCTGCGTCCGCGTACGCGGCGGTGATCGCCTCCCGCTCGGTCGTCGGCTGGGGCTGCACGGTGAAGTGATCTCCGTGCGGGTGGTCCTGCGGCCAGCACTTCCCCATGAGGCACCGCTGCTCGCCCAGGGTCAGAGGAGTGATGCGAACGTAGCCGGGTCCGGTCGGAACCCGATCCACCAGCGGCGGCGGTGCGGGGTACACCGGGTAGTCGAGCGTGTCGCGGGCACGCTGGGCTTTCAGGAACTCGACGATCTCTCGGTTCAGGCGGGGGTCCAAAGTCGGATCTCCTTCGTCTCGAAGTTGTAGTCCTCGGCCCGCAGGATGCGGACGAGGCGGGCCATGGTCAGTGCGTACGTCTCGTCGTGGCCGTGCTTGGCGTAGGCGTCGACGATGACCTCCCACGCCGTGTCCTTCGCCGAGCCCATCAGCATCTTCGTGGCCTTCACCATGCCGACACCCTTGATCCCAGGGATGCCGTCGGTGCTGTCCCCGGCGAGGCACTGCGCGTAGAAGAAGGCGTCCGCTTCGAGCGCACTCACGGTGCGCACTTCGGTGTCCTTCGTCCAGTCGTAGTGCAGTCCGGGGATCTGCTTCATGTCCTTGTCGACCGAGCAGATGATCCGCTCGTCCGTGTCGCGGGCGTGAACCGTGTCGCCCGTGGCGAGGATGCCCATGACGTCGTCGGCTTCGAGGGCCGTGCGACAGATCACGTTGGGCTGCGCCTCCATGTAGGCGCGTGCCGCCTTGTACGCGATGGGCTTGCGGGCCAGCTTGCGGTTGGCCTTGTACTCGGGGAAGAAGTCGTGACGAAACACCTTTGAGTCAGAGAGGGTGATGATGGTCTTGGTCGGCTTGAGTGCTGACTCGATCTGCGCGAGCACCGTCTCTGCGATGTCGGCCAGGGTGGCGGGGTCGACGTGCAGAGTATGCACGCCGTCCCCCCACTCGATGCCAGTCTCGGCGGCCCACGCGGCCTTGTAGACGATGACGTCGCCGTCGATCAGGGCGACGCGTCCCATCAGTTCACCAGATGCAGCGGGACCTTCTGGCCCCTACCGATCAGGACCAGCGAGTCCGTTCGCACCTTGCCGTCGGCGCGCGGGATCAGTCCCACCGCGATGGTGCCCTCGACCACCACGAGGAGGCCGCCCGTCGTGGGGTCCACGCCGAACGTGTAGACCTCACCATTCGGTGTGGCGACTGCGATGGCTTCCTCGCGCAGAACGGCAACAGCAGTCTGCCCGTCCGGTTCGTACACGAGTACGACGAGCGATTCGTCTTTGAGGAAGTCCGGGTCAGTCGTGTCATCCCAGCCGTCGTTGCTCAATGGGTTTCCTTCCAGTTGGCGCCGGCCTTCGCCTCGCCTGCAATCACCACGCGCAGCCCCAGGACAATCCCGGCAAGCCGCATTCCTTCGAGGCAGCACGCTTTCACAGTGTCGGCCACTTCCGGTTGGCAAGTGATCTGCCACTCGTCGTGTACGTTGAGCACGAACTCGTAGTCGCCCTCGCCTTCGCTCGACCACGACGTGATCTCCTCCATGGGATGGAGGCCCGCGTCCTGCATGAGCGCGTCCGCGATCACGAGTGCCACCTTGAGTACGATGGCGCCGCTGCCTTGCAGCAGTGTGTTGAGGGTGTCATGCCGCGACATGGTCGGAGCGCGCCGGCCGTCCGGCAGCCGCACCCAGCCGCGCTTCTTCGCGACGTCGAGGCCCTGTTCCATCTTCGACATCCCCGGCATCATCCGGGTAACGCGCGCCTTGACGATGCCGGCCGCCTTGGCCGACACGCCCATGATCTTGCCGAGCTTCCCGTCACCGGCCCCATAGAGGCGGGCGTAGGTCCACGTCTTCTGGGTGTCACGCTTCGTGATGCCGGTGGCCTGCATCATGTAGGTGTGGACGTCGCCGTCGATCACCTCGGCCGCGAACTTCCCCGCGTCCCACTGCCCGAGGTAGTGGCCGAGCATCCGCATCTCCAGCCCCGACGCATCCACGCCCACGAGGGTGTGCCCGAGGTCGGCGCAGAAGAGCGAGCGAAACTCTGCACCGTACTGTGACGTGACCTTCGGCACGTTCATGTTCGGGTCCGAGTGGGACATGCGCGACGTGCGGGCGCCGGTCGCATGGACACGACCGTGGATGCGCCCTCCCCGCTCGACCGTGAGAAACGCCTTCTTCCCCAGCGCGAGCTGGCCGAGGCGCTGCTTGAGCATCTGCACTTCCGCGAGCGGCTTGGCCTCGGGGTACGGCAGGGCCGACAGGATCTCCTCGGTCATCTTCGGGCGAGCGCCACCGTCGGTCCACTCGCTGGGCTTCCAGCCGTACTTCGCCTGGAGCCGGGACGCGATGTGGTCCGGGCTCGTCGGGTTGAACGTGAGCGTCTTCGTCTTCTGCACGGGCACGCCCTTGACGTAGCCGCGCGCCTTGTTGTCCCTCTTGGGCACGAGGATTCCGGCGGGTACATTCCACGGATCGAAGAGCCCGTCGAGGCTGGCGATCAGCTCCGCCTGTCGCTGCGCCATGGCAGCGTGCAGCTCGACTGCTGCGCTGGCGTTGAACCGCACACCGTGTCGCTGCTGTCGTCCGAGCAGCCAGCCCACCTCGGACTCCACACGCGCCGCGTCTTCCGACACCGCGCCGTGGACCTTGAGGTGGCGGAAGAGCGTGACGTTGAGCGCCACGTCCTGACGACAGTACGTCAGCATTTCCGCCGTAAATCTGCTGAAGTCCTTTCCGATGCTGCCCTTGTGATTCCCGAGCCGCTGGCCCCACGCTTCGAGCGAGTGGCTGCCGGAGAGGCGTGCCTCTAGGTCAGGCCCGGTGTGCCGTTGGCTGCGCTTGAAGTCGTCGAGTGAGAGCATCGGGTACGAGGCGCGCG